TGCTTCGTCGGTCGGTAGAGCTCTCGACGCCATTGGCAAGTCCAGAGACAAGATCCAGAACTTTGGTCAGATCGTGACCAGTGTTCTCGGCACCTCGACTGCAGCGAAACTGGGTATCACCGCGCAGTCGATGATCAAGGTAGTCGATGCTTCTGGCAAGCTCCTGCCTGTCAACGAGATCATGACACAGTTGGGTGAGGCGCTCAAGAAGCTAAGTCCGACGCAGCAGAACGACGTCTTGACGGAGATGTTCAAGGGGACCGGCGGCACGATTCAGGCCATGCGGTTCTTCGACATCGCCATCCACAACTTTGGCCAGCTTAACAACCTGGTAAAGGAGATGGGTAACAGTAAGGGAGCGTTGCAAGCGGCCTATAACACTATGGCCAACACTCCCGCAATGCAGATCCAACTCCTGAAGAACAACTTCCACGTGTTGATGATCGAGATCGGAAACGTCTTCATTCCGATCCTGAACAAGCTCGTCACGATCTTCACACACGTGTTTAACTGGCTAGGAAAGCTCAACCCCACTATCCTGAAGTGGGGCGCGATCATACTGGCCGTCATATCGATACTGGCGATACTTGTCGGTGTTCTTACTGCCGTAGCAGGTGCTTGGCTGATCCTGTCTACGATCATGGAGGCATCCGAAGTAGGTCTGGCGCCTGTCATCGGTATCATCTTGGCCATCATCGCCGTGATCGCACTACTCGCACTCGGTGGGTACGAGGTCTACAAGCACTGGGGTCCGATCAGCACGTGGTTCCACAACATGTGGTTCGATATGTGGCACTGGATCGATCACGTCTGGCAGATGATCTGGGGTTCGATCGCTGGTGCTTGGGGGAAGATCGAGAACGTCTTCAAGGACATAGAGAACTGGATCTCTGGTAATTTCGACAAGTGGTGGGCGACACACGGCGCAGCCGTTGAGGAAGTCTGGAACACCGTCTGGGGTAACATCAGCACGGTGTTCAGTACAACTTGGGCGATCATCTTCGCTGTCCTGAGAACCTACTTCGGCCTGATAGAGACACTGTTCAAGATAGGCTTCAACTCTCTATTCCTGTCAACCAAGATCTTCTGGTCAGTCATGGAGGGTATATTCAGTGTCGCCTGGGACATCATCATTGCAGGCTGGAAGATCTTCTGGAACGTACTCCTAGCCGTAGTCAAGATCTGGTGGGCACTGATCAAGTTCGTTCTCAGTGTCGCCTGGGATACGTTGGTTGTCATCTTCAGCGTGTTCCTCGACATCTTGTCGGGTCACTGGCACCAGGCATGGGTCGATATCTACAGCTACGGCAAGCAGATCTGGAACTTGATCAAGGCGTTCCTGACTGCTATCTGGCACGCCATTGAGGCTGCTGCTGCAGGGATCTTCGGCGCTATCGAGCAACTGTTCTTCGGCGTTTGGCATTCAATCTACAACACCGCTCACGGTATCTGGCAAAGCATCTGGAGCTACCTGCAGGCCGTTTGGGGAGACATCAAGGGCGGTGCTAAGGGATTCGTCAAGGATCTCGGTGCTATCTGGAGCACGATCGAAGGTGTCTTCAAGGGTCCAGTTGACTGGGTTATCAGGTACGTCTACGACGACGGAATCCGGGCCCTGTGGAACACTGTCGTCAACGCGATAGGCTTGAGCAAGATCGACATGCCGTTCGTGAAGACGTTCTCCACAGGAGGGCGGCTAGGCGGGTTCGGTGGTGGCGATAGGATCCCCGCCCTCCTGGAGGCCGGCGAAGCTGTCATTGACAAGCACAGGACCAGGAACTACGCTTGGCTGTTCAAGCTGATGGGTGTTCCTGGGTTCGCAGGCGGTAGCAACGGTCCTATATCAGCGGCCCAAGCGCGCGTCGGACCTGGTGCGAATATCTCTGGACCAGCACTAGGACCGCTTCAAGGGCTAGTCAACTTGGGCGGCGCTGCAGGCAAGATGCTACTAGCAGCCGCTACGGGCAATTCGACAGCCTTCGTCAATGCGCTGACAGGTATAACGGGATCAGGTAGTGCAGGTGGTTCGCTCGCGGCACTTGTTGCTACACTCCCTGTGGCGCTCTTCAGACACGTCGTAGGCAAGGTCTGGAGCATGATTACCGGAGCTTCGTCGACACCTGGTGTTAGCGCCGGACCTGGTGGGGGCAGTGCAAGGGCCAACCAGGCGTTGGCTAGGGCGCTCATGCCTGCCTGGGGCAACGGTGCGGTGTGGGCCGACTGGCTTGCATTGTGGAACCGTGAGTCTAGGTGGAGCCAGTTCGCTTACAACGCGGCTTCCGGCGCGACAGGTATTCCTCAGGCACTACCCTACACGAAGATGCCGCGAGCTGCATGGGAGCCGTTCCAAGGTGGCAGCGCAAACGTTAGGGCGCAAGAGACGTGGGGCATCTCCTACATTGGTGGTAGGTATGGTAACCCCTCCAACGCATGGGCGCACGAGCTAGGCTTCAACTGGTACGGTGGAGGGTTTAGCGGAACGGTCAGTAGGCCTACGGTCTTTGGTGCTGGCGAGCACGGTATGGAGCATGTCGAGATCACACCTGCTGGCCATCCGCGATCTGGTCCGCAACAGAACTTCTACATCACGACGCAGGAGATCAACCCTCGGTACCATGCCGCGCAGCTAGGGTTTGAGCTGGCAAGGAGGAGTGGCTAATGCCGACGCTGACAGGCAACTACACTTTCCAGTTCGGCGACAATGGTACTGTCCTGAACACCGACAGTATGGGCATGCCGTTCATCGATGTCACGAGTGTCTCTGGTCTAGACACTGCTCCGCTTCGGATGTCGACAGACGAGCACCAGGGTACGGACGGTACTTACGTCGACTCGCCTTACCTGTCGATGCGAACGGTCGTCGTGACGGGAACCTTGTACACCGACCCTAGCGATCCGGATACGCTGCTGGACTCGTTGAGAACCGACTACAACTCGAACGTCGTTAGGCCGTTCTACTTCCAGCTTCCGAACAAGCCATTGAGGTTCGTTAACGGTCAGGGTGGCGGTCTGCAGTACAACGTCGACACTAACAGGCGGATCGGTATAACGCCTGTACAGTTCAGTGTGCTTGCCGGAGACCCCTACATCTACGACTGGCCAGCGACATCGAGTCAGGTCTCGGTACCATCTGTTGTGTCTGTCGGTATGCACTTCAACATGGCCTTCAACTTGGGCTTCGGCGGGTCCGTTCCTAACAATGGTACCACTGTCTTCAACGCGGGCACGCATACGGCTTATCCGACGATCACGCTTATGGGACCACTTGTTAACCCTGTCCTCGTAGATGCATACGGCATTACGATGTCGTTCAGCATCACACTGTCTGCGAGCGACCAGCTGGTGATCAACTGCAAGAACAAGTCGGTGCTCTTGAACAACTCTGTAAGTCGACGTAGCTCGCTGGCGGGACTGAACTGGTTCGCAGTTCCTCCCCAGTCATTCGAATCAGTCTTCTTCAGTGCTGACTCCGGAACGGGTTCAGCTACTGTAACCATGAACAACACTTACTGGTAGGAGTACCATGACAGCCGTCAACCCACCTTGGGCGTGTCAGGGAAGGACAGACCACCCGGCAGCGCTATTCCGCATGATGCTTGCAGGTGAGGCTTCAAGCCCTGTGGCTAACGCATCCACTGCTCCCGGCGGTGGTGTGAACCCTGTCTTCGGCAACGCGATGCAGATTACCGGTCTTGCCTCTCTGAACGTGCAGGTCGGAACGGGCCTCGTATACATGCCAAACACCACGGCGTGGAACGGCATGTACGCCGGCTACAACACTGCGACGTTCAACTTGGCTCTCGCAGCGGTCTCAGCAACGCAGTGGCGAACCGACCGCGTCGATGCTGTTGTCGTCGATCCTGGTGACAACACTGCAAACTGGAACGTCGTCGTTACTACTGGTGTGTTCTCGTCGAGCGCTCCGGGTTCAACTCCAGCAGCACCGGCCAACTCGACGCCACTGGCTCTGGTCCGTGTCGTGCCCAACATGACCGTGACTAACGGTGGTGGTACGATCGTCGACTCCCGTCTCTACCAACCGCTATCAGGTCCTTGGCCTACTACGTCGTCTGCAAGGCCTCCGCTGACGGCGCCTAACGGTACGATGTGGTACGAGACAGACACGAACCTTCTCGGCGTCATCGTCAACGGTGCATACCAGTACATCGCATTCTCTTCCGTAGTCGACTCGTGGCACAACATCACTCTCGACTCGGGCTGGTCAGCAGGTGCGATTACTCCACGGTACCGCCTCTGGAATGGTGTGCTCCAGCTCAGTGGTCAGGCGACAAGAAGCGGCATCGCTGGGTCGGCGAACGTGAATAACGTCAACCCGCTACCTGCAGGTTACCGTCCTCCTGGTACAGTAGACTTTGGAGCCTACTACGACACGAACTTCAACCGTGCACACATGTCTATGAACAACGCAGGCGTGATCACGGCTTCGTCGTCCGGCACAGTTGTCGGAACGTGGTTCGCGGAGCTGAACGCGATCATTCCTGTCACCTAGGACACCCTATGACTGCACAGTACAACTACCTAGCAACAGACCTCGTGACGAACAAGATCCTGGGCGAGCTACCTGTTAACAACGTTTCTCTGGATTGCCAGTTGAACAACGCTGGTAACATGTCTGCAGGTATGAAGCTATCGGATCCTCGTCTAGACGACAATGAGGCTATCGCTAGGACTGCTCCTGGTAAGACGGCGTTCTGGGCCTATCGAGGGAACCAGATCGTATGGGGTGGGATCATCCTCAGTCGCGAGTACCAGTCTAACGGTAAGGCCATTACGTTGACTGGTCAAACGTTCGAGTGCTATGCAGCTAGGCGATTCCCGAGATCGGCTATTGGGACTGCCGTGAAGAACTACTCTATGGGCCAAGGGGCGATGATCAACTTCCTTTGGCAGCAACTCCAAGGTGTAGCGAACGGCAACATTGGCGTGAACATCGGTGCGAACCCACCAGTGGATCCTGCTACGACGCTCACGGTTAACGGGTACGATCTATCGACGTCGTATGCGAACCTGATTACCTCTATCACGTCACTAACTGGTGGACCTGACTGGACGATCGCTTGGGGCGAAGATACGAATGGGAGTCCCACCAAGAACCTCATCGTCGGTACTCCGATCGGTAACCCTGTAGGCGCAACTGACTTGGTAGTCGACTATCCTGGTCCGATTAAGGACTACGTGTACACGGAGAACTCGTCGGCCGGGAACAATAGATGGTGGGCTACTGGTGACGGTACCGGCGCTACAACGACTACAGGTGTAGCGACAGACAACAACAGCTTGGCAAGTGGATACCCACTCTGGGAGGGTGTCAACAACTATAACGGTGTAACGGTACAAGCTACGATCAATGCACACGCTTCATCCGAATTGAGCGCTCTTCCTGTTCCAGTCGTTAGTCACGCCGTTGAACTATTGGGAAACGCGTTCCCTATGTTCGGTTCATACGGCTTGGGTGACTACGTGGTCTGTAACGTCACTGATCCTAGGTTCCCGAACGGTCTCACGTTCAAAGTGCGCGCTATCGGTTGGACGATACAGCCTCCGGATGAGAACCAGGGTGTCGAGACGATCTCGCTCGTCTTCGACGAGGCCACAGGGGGTAGCTGATGCCTAGGTACCAGTATGCGAAGCCGTTCGACATCATTCGCACCATCAAGGATATGCAGCAGTCGGTCAAGCAGCTGCAGATTCAGAGTCCTGGTTACAACAGCGTACCACCGAACCAGACTGACATAGGTACCTACACTCTTGGTAACGTTGCAACTACCAACACGCCCTTGTCGTTCGCTTGGCCCATCTACGCTAACGACTCCAACCCTGGTACACTGTACGAGCTCGAGGTGCCACTTGTCGGCACGATGGGTGCAGTAGTTCACATCCTCACTCTGGGTGCACAGTTTGATGCGAGTGGGATCGTGAGCATTGTTCCCTTTGGTACAGTAATCGTTAGTGCTGCATCTCACGGGTTCGCAGGTGTCGTGAAGCTGAAGATGACTTGTATGACTAACGGCGCTAGTGGGACGTACAACTTGGACATGACGGGCGGTATAGGAGACACGACTCTCAACCGTGGTAACTCGCCCGGACAGGCTGTCGTGTATGGTCACAATGCTGTGTCGTTGGATACGACTGTAGACCACACGGTTTCACTCGCAGGATTCTGGGACGTAACGTCAACCGGAGAAACGGTTAGCGGCATTACTAGTTCGTTCGTGAGGCAGGGTCCATAAATGACGGCTGGCGAGGTCGTACAACTACTAGGACAGAGTGTTAGTGGTGTCGTCGCTATAGCCATGTTGGCACTGTTTATAACAGGACAGATAGTTCCTAGGAGTCGTATAGACGAGATGAAGGAAGACCTGGCGGCTATGAGAGAGGAGCGTGATGAGTGGAAACGTGCCGCTCAGGTAAACCAGCAGATAGCAAGCGTACAGACCCAGACAAGTCAGATAGTAAGAGACGTCATGCAAGGCCTCCGTAAGGAGATCGAACCATGATTTTCCGCCGGCGAAAGAGCGGACGTGTAAAGGTGGAGACGAATGGTGTAGCGGAAGCACGTGCTGCACGTATGCAGGCAGAGCAGCAACTAGTTCAGGCACATGAGCTCAAGAGGTCATTCGACCAGATGATCAAAGAGAATCATGTAACTGAACTACTGGACGGAATCATCCAGAAGAGAGGCCAGAGTGACACAGGCAGAGCTACTACTTGATCTGCTCAATGATGCAGTAGCGGTAGCCTTTCCTATTGCCATACTGTTCCCGCTTATAGGACTTCCGAAGATAGGATTCTGGCCCTGGTACCAGAGCTCGTGGGGTTGGAATCTAGTCATATTCGACCTGGTCGTGGCAATAGCCGTGTTGCCCTCCTGGTTGCACAGGGTTCTAGGGATGAATCCCGAAACACTGTACTTCGAATGGATATTGGTCGTATCGCTTTGGTCGATACCGATCATTGTCCTATGGCGCACCTTCCTAATCTGGAGGGCGCAGAGGAACATCGAAACAAGAAGGGGAGAGGAAGAAGAGCATGCTGATTCCAGATTTCAGTGAGTGGCAGGGCAACGTAAACATCGCAGGAGTGAGGAGGATGACGCCAGCGATCATCCTGCGAGTCGGTTACGGTCACGACCACAAGGACCTGCTGATCGACAGGTACCGTCCACAGGCTGTAGTGCAGGGGTTCCAGTGGACAGGTCTCTACCACTACCTGCGAGCCGACCAGGACGCAACGGCTCAGGCCGAGGTCTTCTGCGGATGGGTCGGTCGACTCAACGCCGGAGACATTCCGATTCTGGACCTCGAGGAAGGTTCAGGTAACCAGGTCGGTAGGGCGAACGCCTGGTTCAACTACGTAGACGCCCACTTCGGCCTCGACAAGCTCGGGCTCAACGAACGATCGTGGCTGTACTCAGGTGCCTCCTACGCGACGGCGTACCTGGAGTCGATCTTCAACTCGACACGGCACACCTGGGTCGCGGCCTACGGTGCGAACGAACCATCGAATCCGCACACCCTGTGGCAGAGCACTAACGGGGCGGTGGGCACGAACCGTATCAGCTGGCCAGGCGCGGGGTACTGCGACACGAGTACGACTCGGTACACGATCGACCAGCTGGTACCTACGGCGTGGCATCCGAGCAAGGTGGTAACGCCTCCATCGACGGATCTGACGTGGGCGATGTGGCCCCCGACCGTCATACTCAAGCTCAACATGAAGGGTGTCGACGTCGGCGTACTGCAGACAGCTCTGCGGAACTCCGGTCTGGTAGGCGTGCGTGGTATCGCTGTCGATCACGCCTTCGGTACTCAGACGCAGACAGCCGTCAGGAACTTCCAGGAGCTGAAGGGGCTCCAGATCGACGGCATCGCCGGACCTAGGACGCGGGCAGCGCTCGTGGCTCTCGGCGACGTGTAACCTCCGGTTGGCTCCCCCACCGGAGTGAGGGGCCCTGCTTGGTCTAGACGGATGCGTGCGGCAGTGTCTGTCCTCCCTACCAAGCAGGGCCTCTCTGCTACGTCTTGAACAGCATCAAGAGTACCTGACGGATCTTGGGGAAGCGTTGCTGCGTGGCAAGATAGAAGACCAGGTGCTTGCGAGCTGCGTTAGCATCTTTCCACGTCTTGTAGGGCTTCAGGACTAGACCGAGTCTCTCCAGCTTCTGGCCTGCTTCGTCGAACGGGAACGCCTGACTGGCTCCTTGCATGACCAGAATGATCTTGAACGTCTGAGCGTACTCCTTACAGATGCCAATGTACTCGAGGGACACTAGCAGGGAGAAGTCGTTGTTTCGGTGTTCGAAGCGCTCGACGATGAGTATGTCCGGGCGCTCACTCCGTAGGAGTTCACGTAGCTCGGCGTGGTGCATATCACCAGTTAGCTGGCCGAAGCTCTTGAAGCAGTCCTGTACAGACTTACCGTGCCACCTCACATCGCCTGTCGAGTCGTATGTATCTACTTCGAATGTTGCCCACCCCGTAGTTCCGCCAGGGTCTATGGCGATCGCCTTCACTTGTTCCCTGCGCTTTCTATTTCTGGAGCTAACAGATTCTAATTGAGTCTAAGCTAGGACTTTTTAAGCGCGCAGTGAACCCCTTTGGTTGCGTGCTCAAGCGATTAGACTCTATAGAATCGCGTCTAACTAAGGAGTCTATAGCTTTAGCTTCACAGCGCTGCGATTTGGGTCTCCAGTTCCTTCTTCTCTTCTTCTAGTATTTCGAGCTGCTCCCGATGGTCCTGGATCATAACGTTGACCGCAGCTAGTCGAGCTCGCGGCGACTTCTTGCCGAGCCTGACCTTGATGACGATGTTATCGGGATCCAAGTTAGAACGATCGCCGTCTTTGAACGATGCTCGTTCCCCTTCGCGGAGCTTACGGCCTAGCTTTTCCTCTGCGATCAGAATGTGAACTGCGATCCAGCTTCGATCTTCAGTCTTCTCGTAGGTGTATCCGTTCGCGTTGGTAAACCGATCTCCTACCTTCGCTGCTGTACCTCTTGCCATAACAGGCGAGGGCGCCCCCTTCCGAGAGCGCCCTCTTCACCTCCCTGTGGAGTTACGCGGTCGTGGTGATCGTCGCCGAGACGCCGTCGGCGCCGTTCTCGACGTTCCAGGTTCGGTTGCCGTCGTCGGTTGCCGTAACGGTAAACGTGTCCGTCGCGGGGTTCGTGGCGACCTGGAACGTGGCCGAGGCGCTGACCTCTTCGTTGTTCTGGTTCGACACCGTCACCGACAGGCTGAACGTAGCCGTCTGAACCACCTCTCCCGATTGCCAGTTGACCGTCGCCGTGATCGTGTCTCCGGGAGCGTACACGCTCTTGTCGAAGCTGATCTGGACGTTGGACGCTGCTGCCATTTGCCTGACTCCTAGTTCTCTTTCGAGCCACTTGATTGGACGCAGGCGACCGTGAGTCATAGAACTCCCCAGTTGTCGCCAGTAGTGATGTCGACGGCGAACTTCACATAGTCGCCGACGACCCTCCTTGCAGCTTCTAGCATATGATGCTGCAAGAGGTCTTGGACTCGATCCACGTTATCCTTGTGCGTCTCCACTAGGATGCTGTCGTGAACCAGATTACGAATCCAACCGATACCCTTAAGCCTCGGTCGGAGCTCGATGAGTGCCGATAGACAGATATCGGAAGACGTCGACTGAGGAAGGAAAGCGAGCGCCTCGTTGAGGACGTCCTTCTTGTTCTGGTTGGTGATAAGCCAGAACCGACGATGACGACCGAACGGCGAAATTAGGTCCTCACCTGCTAGGACCTTTTGTCGCGTCGCTTCGCGGAACTCGACTATGTTCGGTATGACCTTGAAGAACTCACGCATACCCCTTGCAGCTTCTGCCACAGGGATGCCGAACTCGTCGGCGATGCTCTTTGCCTCTCGGCCGTACCCGAGACCATATACGTAGGCCTTGATTCGGATCCTCAGTTCCTTGAGTGCAGCCTTGTCCAGTCCCGATATGTTTCCATACAGTACTGGTGAGAGCTCGTTGAAGATGTCCCGAGTGGGATCATTGAATATGTCCCGAAAATAAGGCTCTTTAGCCAACCACGTGAAAACTCGTAGCTCTGCCTGCTTATAGTCAGCTTGGACGAAGACGTTGTCGGCGTGTACTGGTACAAACTGCTTGCGAAGGGTTTCCCCTCTGGTGATGTTCTGCAAGTTAGGATTGCGACAACTTGGACGACCCGTCGTCGTCCCATGTAGAAGGAAGGTCGGAAATACACGCCCTCGATACACACGCTTACGTATACCTTTGACGTAGGTGCCATACGACTTAGCCTCCTTTCGTTGTACGAGTAGAGCCTGGAGGAACTCGGCAGCGTCTCCGCTTGCCTTCTCCAGAAGGGACTGTAGCGCTTCGACGTCTGTAGTCTTGCTAACTCCTCCTGCTTGGTTCCGCTTAGTTGGAACTCGGAATCCGAAACCCTCGAGGACAGATACAACTTGTTGCGGTGAGCGGGGATTGAAGTCGGATCTTTTGGCAAGGGTTGCCAAATCCTGCTCAAGGACCTGAAGAGATGCTTCAAACCTTTCTCTGAGTTCGTCATTATAGCCCAGGTCCACGCCGATTCCGTTGAGCTCCACATACATGAGTTGGTTGGATGCACGGCACAGAAAATCGTGTAGTGCACGCAGCCCTGGCTCTTGATCGAGTAGCTCGCTCTGCAGAAGGAACAGCTCGTACGTGGCAGCGCAGTCGTAGGCGTTATACCGGTACAGTATGTCACGTGGTATTGAACCGTAGCCGTGGCCCGGGCGAACGTAGCGCTTGATCTCGTCGTCATATCTGGGAGCACCCAGCCGCTCTACTGCTTGGTATTTGAGACCGTGGATACCTTGCCGCTCGTCAAGGCAATAGGATGCGAGCATAGTGTCAAACCAGAGATCGATGTCTCGCATGCCTTTGGAATAAAGCCCAGCAAGATCGAACTTGCCGTTCTGAGCAATGACGCGACGGTGTTCGCGTAGATATTTACCGAGCTCGGCGACGACAGTGCTGTCTCGTAGGGCACGCTCGCCGAACACACACACCTTGCGCCGTTCGTATCCGATGCCCACACAGAGAAGAGTGTGTCGTGTTGGGTGTTCGAACGATACGTCTTTATCGATATCTGACTCGATATCAACTGTGATCGGAAGGGTTCGTCGTGAGAGTTCAGCCAGTCCTCCAAGAGCGCTTCTGGCGTCATCGAGTACGACGAACTCTGGTTCCTGCCATTCACCGACTAGTCCTTTGACCTTAGCGAAGTCGCTGACGATTGATGGGAAGTAGTTCTCGCCCTTGGGACGAAGACAGGCCGCGGGGTGGAATGTCGGTACCACCTCAAACGCAGCTCCCTGTGGACGCCTTGGCGGTCCAACGCGGAGCTTCGTGATTCCATCCTTGCCTCCCAACAGGGTATGCGAGGCAACGTTACCCAGAGCCACCACGCGTCGTACATCCGACTCTTGTAGCTCCGCCAGGAGACGGGGCCGACACGCTGCGACCGAGCTCGCGGAAGGCGTTGCGTTGTTTGGGGGTCGGCAGCTGCATGCGTTGGTGAGGAGGGTGCTGTCTCTGTCGATGTGGTAGTGTTGAAGTACTTTGTCCAGAAGCTTTCCGGAAACGCCCGTGAAAGGGATTCCAAGGCGTGCTTCATTAGCTCCTGGAGCCTCTCCCACAACTGCGATGCCATTTCCTTCAGCCGTTGGCAGAGCGCTTGGAACGTATCGTCCTGTGTCACGAAGATCACAACTTTCACATTCTGCCAGCGGGTGCTTGCGTTCAGGCATGCGCCCACCTGTCCAACGTTTCGATGTTGTCCATAACTACTCCCCTATCAAAGCGGAAGGATGGAAGCTGGAAGTAATTCAGAGGTCGTTCTACCATGAGGCTGTCGTACTCGAGATGCGCGCCCCTCGTTGACCAGACGAAAGGTGCGTCGGTATCTATCGACCTGATACGTTTCGATAGCATGACGATCTCGTTGGAGGACAAGATGTGCTGGATACTTGTCCGCGCAAAGCCGAGTAGGTGTACGGGGTTGTGCGGTGCCATCACCTGGAGCCAGTCTGCAATGATTACTCGCATGTCTGACTGGCCTAGCCCTTCAGCTAGCCTGCGCGGAATACCGTAGGTGAATACTCCTCGGCGATTGAAGTACTCGTACTCCAGAGCCGTCGCGCGAGTAATGAACTTCGGTATCTCGTCGACGTTGGTAACCTGGAACGCGATCATCAGACCGGGCTCGTTGTCTTCGAACTTCATGGCGCAGTACACGTTGAGAAACTCTTCGACACGACTGAACGTCTGATCCATATCACCTCGAACGTCAGGCATCACTAGCTCGTCTACGTTGTACTCGAGTCCTAGTTCGATCAGTGCCTCGTTCGACATTGCCTCGTGCTCGAACATGCCGTTGTCGAGCATCGTGAAGCCTGATTCGAGTCTCTGGTAGGCGCGTTTGTACGCTACGTGTTTGAGACACTCAGGAAGCAGCATGCGATACTTGCGCCCAGGGAGGACGGCATCGAGCATGCAGTAAGGCGGGATCAGCGCTACTTCCATGTTACTATCCTTTTCTGGTTAGCGGGGTGGTGCCTGACCTGCGAATCCTCGTGTGTGTACACCCTTACCGGATTGTCGACCCCACTTGACGGCTAAGAATGATTCTTGACGAGAATGACGCCGACGGCCCCTAGCCCTGCAGTGAGAGCTGCGAACCAGTGCTGGTTACCGTAGTATGGCTGGAGAGCTGTTACCACGGCCGCTGTTACGGCGACGATGCCCTTGGAGTACTGCCCGACGCCGTTCCAGAAGCCAGTCTTGACGAGCGTACCTTGTACGGGCTGTCCAGGTTGTGTTGTCATCTGTTACCTACATTCCTTGTGAAGAAGTGCCACATGAGGCCGACGAAGATCGCGACCCACCCTGCGACGATGAACGGACCTGTTACTGCATCGAAGATCCAGTCGCGCATGCGACCAGACATCGTTTCGGTTCCTGCTACAGTTGCGTGGACGTCGAAGACGACTACGTAGACCACGACGATGATGGCTAGGATGAGCCATGCCCAGCCTGGGTTCCAGTAGTGATGCTGCTTAGCCACCTTGCATGAACTCCTTCATCGAGACGAACCCCTGCGCGTCTGTAGCGGGATGCTTCGACGTGATCTTGGCTAGCGCCTGTCGAAGCATGTAGAGCTTGATGTAGGTGAAGCGGCCGTAGTTGACAAGATCGATGACCTCCTGCATCGCCTCGTCGAGAGTATCGACACTTAGGAAGGCGGTCGATCCGTACTGCGCTTCACCCTTCTCCAGGCGAGCCTGACACTGATCCCGAAACTCCTGGTCGGCCGCTGCCAACAGTTGTTGGATCTGGTTCAAAGCGTCGGAAGTTGGTGGCTCGCTTTGCATGGTATGCTTCCTCCGGGTCGACGCCGAGTATTGCGAATACGTCCATCAGGTAGATGAAGGTGTCAATTGCCTCCTCTACTATTCCTGGGAACAGGTCGTTAGCAGGATCCGATCCTCGCTCGACCTTCTTGACCTTGTTAGCCAACTCGCCAGCTTCGCCACAGAGCGAGAGAGTCTGGAACGCCAAGTCGAATGCCTTGTCTGGGAACCAGGTAGCTGAGTCCCTCATGCACTGCGCGACGATCTCCTGTAGCGTCACCGGATCGCCTCCAGGAACTCCGCCTTCGCGGTTCTTGAGTGGTTGCCGAAGACGCCTAGCATCGCCGAAGTGATCGTGGTACTCCCGTTTGATCGGGCTCCTCGGATTGACATACATGTGTGTGTTGCCTCCATGATGACAGCGACACCGAGAGGCTCCACTAGCGTCTCGAAGATCCTTGCGATACGAACCGTAAGCTCCTCCTGGACGTTTAGGCGTCGACACTCGCGGTCGATAAGCCTGGGGATCTTGCTGAGGCCAACGATCTTGCCGTCAGGTACGTAAGCCAGGTGTGCGACGCCCATGAACGGTAGAACGTGATGCCTACACAAGGTAGCGAACTTCACGTTCTTGACTACGACCATCTCGTCACAGTCAGAATCGAACACCGTGAACTCGAACGTCTCAGGCGTTGTCATCTCGCGCAATGCCTCGATGAAGCGCCTGGGTGTGTCTGCTTCCTGTGGATCGTTGACGTCGAGTCCCGCGATCCGACTGAGGAGGTATTCGGCTGTGTCGACCAGCGATGCACCATACTCGTGTGCATCGAGACCGACAACAGCATTGGGGTCAGATTCCACGTTGCGTCGGACCTCCATAGATGTAGTTGTGAGTCTGGACGTTGAGACGCCAGGGGAGTCGATTGGCCTTGATGAAGTCGAGTACGACGTCGTTGCCCAGCTTGCCCCAGGAGACTCCGCAGAAGACTTGAAGCGGACTCTCCATCAGGTGGTTGACCCAGATGCCCTTTGCCATCTTCAGGTCATCGACGTTCGAGACCGTGAACTTGATGGAGTTGTTGGCTGTGTCGATCAGCTCCAGGTTCTCGATACGTATCTGGTCATCAGGGTTTTCTCCTGAACCAGGAAGCTTCCAGTCCACTACGAAGTCGACCTCGTCGAGGAGCTCCGGAGCGATTGGCAGCGTGCCGTTCGTGAACATCTCGAACCTGAAGAAGCCGTATGATTCGAGTAGCTCGTTGATCGTACAGGCCAGCACATCTTGCGGCTGGAGGAGAGGCTCTCCTCCAGTGAAGCAGATGTTCGTCGCACCAGTTACTGTGTACTGGCCTGCGATCCTGTCTGCTAGCTGGCCTGCGTCACGAGTCACTTGTTCTTGTCTGAACAGCTCCGGCTCGATAGCGTACGGCGTATCGCATGGCCATCCGGGACACTTCAGGTTACAGCCTGCGAACCTGACAAACTGCGTCAGCATTCCGACCTTAGGTCCCTCACCTTGCGTACTGACGTAGTGTTCTAGGAGTCTTACTCTTGGCACTCTAGGTTGCATGGTCACTCCGAATAGGTTGCCCAGGTCTTGGGTGTCTCAGCGACGCCGACGACTAGGTCGTACTGGCCGTGTAGCCTCCTGAGCGTCACGCCAATGATGCTCTGGGCGATGAAGTTGTGAATCCACTTGGCCAAGTTCTCAGCCGTCGGATTTACATCCATCTGGTCGTTCAGGCAGCGGTGGTCGAACTTCTCGTCCAGGTACTCCTTGACGACGTCGAGGTCCCTGTAGTCGATAACGAACCCGACGTCGTCGAGAGCCGTTGCGATGATCTCGACAGAGACC